TGATGCTGTAGAGGCCAAGCACCTGAAGCAGCAGGGCGTGAAGTCCGGCGTGCCGGATCTCTGCCTACCGGTACCTCGGGGACAGTATCACGGGCTGTATATTGAGATGAAAACGGAGAGCGGACACACTTCCGATGAACAGGAGTGGTGGGGTGAACGCCTTCAGGCACAGGGCTATGTGTGGCGTGTCTGTCACGGCTGGCAGGCGGCGGTAGCAGTCCTGGAATGGTATTTGCGGTTATGAGCACAGGATTTACGTTTCCCTGGGAAAAGGCTGCCATGCACTGTGAGGAGCTGCCTGAAGGTTTATCCCTGCCGGATCAGATGGCCTACACCTGCCTGCGGAATATCTATTTTCTGTATTATAACAAGACAATCTCGCGGGATCAGGCGGCTGCCGAAAAGCAGCGTGTCCGGGTTCAATGGGAAAGGGCTGCCAGTGTTGCTGAATTTGAACGGAAACTCTCGGAACACCACGCAAGGGTTATCCGGGAAACAGAAGCAGCCAAGACTGCCTGCCGGAAAGATACGACAGCGGAAAACGCCCTGCGGCTCTGTAACGCAATAGATGGACTGCCGTCGCCTGATATGGAAGGGATTTGCTGCCATGAGTGACTATCGCCGTTGGACAAGTGAAGAAGAGCAGTACATCCGTGACCACTGGAAAACACAGAGCGACGCGGAGATGGCTACGGCCCTGAAGCGGATGGAGGGCGCTGTGCGTGCCAAGCGCCGGGAACTGCGATGCTCCCCGCAGAAGACTTGGACGCCGGAAGAAGAACGGTATCTGGAAGACCATTGGGGCACGGTGTCCATCCCCGGTATTGCCAAGAAACTGGGGCGCACGGTACATGCTGTAAAGGTTCGGGCGGTCCGGATGGGCTTGGGTGGGATGCTGGGTTCTGGCGACTATGTGACCTTCAACCAGCTGATGATTGCGCTTACGGATAATGCCAAGTCATACAGCTACCAAATGGAGAGCTGGGTCCGCCGAAGAGGTTTCCCGATCCATACCAAACGTGTTGATAAATGCGTATGGCGGGTGGTTTACCTGGATGAGTTCTGGAAGTGGGCGGAGCAGCACAGGAGCTTCATTGACTTCTCCAAGCTGGAGCCGCTGGTCTTGGGGGCAGAACCGGATTGGGTGGCAGAGCAGCGCCGCAAAGACTTTCAGGCGCTCGCGTTGCAAAGAAAAGACCCGTGGACACCGGACGAGGACAGCCGACTGAAAATGCTGTTGAAGCAGCATAAGTACGGTTATGCGGAGCTATCTGAGATCCTGTGTCGTTCCGAAGGTGCGATTACGCGTCGATGCAATGACCTCGGTCTGAAGGAACGCCCGGTTCGCGCCGACAATCACGGGAAGTCAAGCGTGTGGACGGACGCGGACTACCAGGCTTTGGCTGACGGCATCCGGCATGGTGACAGCTATCCAATGATCGGCAAGGCCGTTGGGCGCTCTGAGAAGGCCGTCCGTGGGAAGGCCTATTTTACATATCTGACCGAGGATGCCGACAAGGTACGGGCCATGCTGGAGGACGGACCGTGGGGCTTCGGCGCTCCGGAGCCAACCGTGCGGCAGGGCTTTAACCTCTCCAGAACCCGGACAGAGGTGCGGAAGGATCTCTCGGTTCTGGATGCGCTGCTTCGCAAGCGGATGAACGATTTGGGTTATGACCCGTACTGGCAGCGTTTCATGTGCCAGAACTGGGACCTGATTAAAGGCTGTTCTGCTGGCTGCACCGATTGCGATTCCTGTACGGAGTTCCGGCGGATCAAGCCGCAGTATTGCCGGATGTGCGGTGGGGAGTTTTTGGAACGGCGGGAACAGACCTTCTGCCCGAAGTGTCGGGCCATGCGGAAGAAGCAGGCCCAGAAGAAATATGCTGTGCTCCATGCGAGGGGCTGGCTATGATTCAAAAACTATCGCAACCCCTTTTAACCACCACGAAAGAAGGTAATCATTTATGAGTTTTTCATCTAATTTTGAAGTAAAAGCGACTCTTTATTTCCGGGTTCATGATGCAGATCTTTACGGCGGTCCCGGGACCGTAGGCTTCGCAAAGCAGTCCTTTGAGCTTATCCCGGGCGCGAAGTTAGAGGACTTCAATGACATTATGGCCATAGACTGCAAATCAAGCATGGCAGCGATGCTTAACGTTCCGCCTGAGAAGCTGGAGTTCATGACTGCGGAGGAATATGAACGCGAGAGCGAGGATGAGGACGATGAGTGAAATTAAGTCTGCCCAGTGCGCAAACTTCACCGCCGCCCTCGGCGAGTCCTTCCGTTTTTGTACCCTGGACGGTACTGGACGCCCATGCGGACAGTTGCTCACTGGAAAGGTTCAGAAGATCCGTCGGGCCGGGAGAAAAATGGTCGTTGACCTCTATATCCCGGCCAAGAGCTGCACGCACACATACTATGCGGCGGAGATCTATTATCACGGCCGCCCGCGGGAGGGATTGATGTGAAGATTCTCTCCTTCGGTGCGGGAATGCAGTCCACTGCTCTGGCACTGATGAGCTGCGAGAACGCAGTACAGGCCCCGGCTCCGTACCCGCTGGTGCCAGTCTATGACGCCGTTATCTTCTGTGACCTCGGTCTGGAGCCGCCTTGGGTAAAAGAACAGATGGAGTTCACCAAGAATGCCTGTGAGAACGCAGGGATCCCGTTCTATGTTCTGGATACCCCGCTGTACAAGGACTTTACGGAGAACTTCGGAGAGCGCCGGGTCATCAGCATTCCTTGGTGGACACTCAAGAATGATGGCCACAAATCCAAGATGCCCCGGAACTGCACCATCGATTACAAGGTGGAGCGCATTTCCAAATTTGTCCGCTGGGAGCTGCTGGGATACCGGAAGGGACAGCGGCTCCGGTCGGAGGATATCAAGGCGCATGAGATGCACATGGGATTCAGCGCTGAAGAAGCGCATCGATGCAAGGAAAGCAAGAGCCCCATGTTCGTCAATAAGTTCCCACTGGTGGATATGGGGCTTACCAGGGCGGACAACTACAAATACATCCTGGAGGAATGGGGGATGGACACTAAGGCAAGTGCCTGCGCCTTCTGCCCATTCCACAAGAATTTCTTTTACCAGTACATCCGGGAACACGAGCCGGAGACCTATCAAGCGTTAGTCGGTGTGGATCACCTTCTGCGGGATAAAAACCCGAAGCCGCCCATGGATTCCGACCTGTTTATCTCTCGGAGCCGGAAACGGATTGAGGATCTGACGCCCGCAGATTGCAACGACGCCGAGTGCTTCGAATACTGCGGCCGACAGGTATGGAACGGGTTCTAATGAGAGATTAAAAAGGAGAATCAGCATGAAAGTGATTTATAAAGCGCCCGGCTGCGCGCCGGAGCCGCGGGACATCCCCAACACGCTGGAAGAGCTGCAGGCCACCGTTGGCGGCTACATTGAGACGGTGACCTTTGCCTCGGATGCCTTGGTAATCTGCAATGAGGAAGGACGTCTTCAGGGCCTGCCGCATAACTGCAGATTCCTTGGTGTGGATTTTGTGGGGCCCATCCTGATCGTTGGCCGTGACGACGAAGACTTCACGGATCTGCGGCCCGAATATTTCGCCACGATACTGGATGCGCTGAAGGAGAAGAGAAAATCATGAATATTACTATTGCCGCAAAACTCATGGAGTTATACGCAGCCTGCCCTAACTGTGGCTGCGAGATCGTTGGGAATGGAAAGGGCGCTTTGGAATGCGATACCGAAGCTGGCTTCTTCAGACGTTCTTGTGGCTGCGGCTGGTGTGTCGAAGTCACGGAGGGAATCGTGAAAGAAGCGCTGGCCGAAGATCCTCCGGAGCTGCCGGCTAAAGGTCGTAACCGGGAGCCTGGCCTGCCTGGGATGCGGACATGAGCATAACTGCGGCATGTCCGGATGCGCGATCATGCGGGAGGCCGCCGACCGGATCGCCAACATGAATACGCATATTCTGGCACTCCAGAAAGAGATCGAAAATCTGCATATGGATAGGCTGCCTGAGACTGCCACACAGCCTAAAACTGTCCTGACACCAGACACTCAGACGGTGAAAACCCCTTAAACCACTACCTGTTTCTGCAGCCCCAGGATGGGGACAGTCAAAAGGGCCAAAACCACTACCAATTTCTGTTCCGGCTTCAAAACAACTTTTGGTAG